TTAACCATTTTGGATTTCCAACTGGCCATGCAAGTAGACCACTACGCCAATACGCATGATATAGAGCAAGTTAGAATGAGCGGCAATTTCGGCATGCATACTGAAGATGCTTGTCCCGGCTGTGGTGGTACAATTTTATTTCTAGATGACGTTAACGAAGGCAAAAAAGACGCCTGCTACTACAAAGTAAAACGTCGAGTTAAAATTTGGCCCAGTGCATATGCCAGCGGTCAATTGGTTCAATGTCGTAAGCGTGGTGCTAAAAATTGGGGCAAGGGCAGCAAAAAATGAGAGCCTACGAGTTCATCACCGAGGACCTGCGCAAATGGTTTAAAGAAAAATGGGTAAGGTTTGGCCCCGATGGTAAAATTAGAGGACCATGTGCAAGGGGCAGCGAAAGTGAAGGCAAGCCCAAATGCTTACCGCAAGCCAAAGCTCATGCCCTAGGTAAAAAAGGTAGATCAAAAGCAGCAGCAAGAAAACGTAGGAAAGATCCCAACGCACGAAGATCTGGCAAGGCAATTAACGTTAAAACAAAATAAATATTACAAATAAATATCAAAATGCTTAAACGTTGCGATGTTACTTTGATATCTAATCCTACATGCAATCGTAGTGTAGAAATTTTAGAAAATGATTTCAAATATTACGACAGAGACGGCTTCGAATTAAACGTTGCAGAACAAAAATTCTATGCCGCCATGGGGCATCCCATTAATCATAATATATTAAATCATTGCTGCTGGCAAGAACCCTGGTTTTATTTAGATGCACCTGCAGACAAACTTATTTTAGATCATAGTATGTTTTTATGCCGCTGCGATTATACTGGTCCTGCATTAGACCTATTGCATAGTGTTAAAAAAGTAATACCCACTGCTGATTATCTCATAAGAACTCGCACAAAATGGGGTTTCGATTTCGCTTTGGATGCGTTGGACACAAATGGCAATATGTTTGAAGTGGTGCATGTGGAGTTTGATTCATTATATTACGATGAATTTGTTAACAAGATGTTAGCTTTTGAACACACAATTATGCATACTGACTGGGTTAATGCTGCAGATACAATAAATTCTCATAAGGACAAATGGGAGCATTTGACTGGATTTAGTTCAAATGACTGGAAGGCCAATTTTCTTTTTGGTTGGCACAAATCAGAAACTACACATAAGTCATACAATTCAACATACACACCTTAGGACCGTTAAACTTGCGGTGTGTAGGGCGGCTGCTGCCCAGACTACTTTAACGCCATTCTGTAGTCAAAGTGAGCACCTTTCATTCATTTCAACTTGATTCAACACCATCTATTGTTTATAATCAACAAACTTTTTAGGAGATAACATATGAGTAGTCGATCTTTTACGGGCGAAGCCAAGGTCAAATTAACACAAATCATCAACGAAGGAATTCAGGTCATGGCTGAAGTAGAAAGCCTTAATGCAGGGCTAAGTGAAACAGTAAAAGCAGTAGCTGAAGAATTGGAAATTAAACCAGCTGTGCTAAAGAAAGCCATACGCATTGCTAGCAAGAGCAAGCTAATTGAAACCAATCGGGACCATGACGATCTTAATACCATCTTGGAAGTTGTAGGGAAAACCCTATAATTTTAAGGATTAAAAATACATGAGTTATGTAGATGCATTGTATTCTAAACAAGATGATCGCATATACGTGGTCGAGCGTATAGGCAACGAACGTATTTATAAAGAATATCCAGCTGAATACACTTTTTATTACAACGATCCCAAGGGTAAATTTAGAACTATCTATGGCACACCCGTAAGTAGATTTAGTACACGTAATGGTAAAGAGTATTACAAAGAATTAAAACTATATAAAAAGACATCACTCTGGGAGAGTGATATCAAGCCTGTTTCTAGATGTCTTGAAGCTAACTACCTAGGTGCGCCTGCACCCAAATTACATGTAGTTTTCTTTGACATTGAAACAGATTTTGATCCGGAAAAAGGTTACAGTACACCAGAAGATCCTTTTAATCCTGTCACTGCTATTAGCTTATACTTGTCCTGGCTTAATCAACTGGTGACCTTGGTCATTGCACCTAAAACTTATAGCAAGGAATCTGCCAGACTGGTAGCTGAAAAGTTTGACAACTGTATTTTATTCGATCGTGAAGAAGACATGATCGAAGCCTTTTTGGATCTTATTGAAGACGCCGATGTACTAAGTGGCTGGAACTCAGAAGGTTTTGATATTCCCTATATGGTAATGCGTACTAACCGTATACTAAGCAAGGACGATACACGTAGATTTTGTCTATGGAATCAATATCCGTCTAGACGCATGTTTGAAAGATATGGTGCAGAAAACTTAACTTTCGACCTAATAGGTAGAATACACCTAGACTATATGCAACTTTATAGGAAGTATACTTATGAAGAAAGACATAGTTACAGTTTAGATTCTATTGGAGAATATGAACTAGGCGAACGTAAAGTCCAGTACGAAGGCACATTGGATCAATTGTATAACAAAGATTTTTATAAGTTTATTGACTACAACCGTCAAGACACCATGCTCTTGGCCAAGTTGGATAAAAAACTTAAATTTCTAGATTTAGCTAATGAACTAGCACATGATAATACTGTATTGCTACCCACTACCATGGGAGCAGTAGCAGTAACTGAGCAAGCTATTATTAATGAAGCACATGTACAAGGTTTAGTTGTTCAAAACAAGAAAGGAAGATCTGAAAATGAAGACACACAAGCGGCAGGTGCCTATGTTGCTACTCCCAAAAGGGGCATCCACGAATACATTGGTGCAATCGACATTAACTCGCTCTATCCCTCGGCTATTAGAGCGCTCAACATGGCACCAGAAACAATCGTCGGACAACTTAGACCAATCGAAACAGAACGCTTGTTAAAAGAACGCATGGATGCTGGTGCTAGTTTTTCAGCGGCCTGGGAAGGGTTATTTGAAACTTTAGAATACACAGCAGTCTTAGCCATGCGTAGAGATTTTGAAGTAACAATTGATTGGGAAGGTGGCGGTTCAGATGTAATGACCGCTGACGTTGCCTATAGATTAATATTTGATAGTACACAACCTTGGATTCTAAGCGCCAACGGTACAATATTCAAGTACGACGTCAAAGGTGTGGTACCAGGGTTACTTGAAAAGTGGTACTCTGAACGCAAGCAACTGCAGGCTAAGAAAAAGGAAGCAACTACTGAAGAAGATATTGCATTCTGGGACAAACGCCAACTGGTGAAAAAAATTAACTTAAATAGTTTATATGGATCCATTTTAAATCCATCATGTAGATTTTTCGATAAACGTATTGGACAAAGTACTACATTAACTGGCCGCGCGATTGCTAGACACATGGATTCCTTTGTAAATCAATGCATTACAGGAGAATATGACCACACTGGGGAATCAATCGTATATGGGGACACTGATAGCGTCTACTTCAGCGCCTGGCCTATTATCAAAGATGATGTTGCTGCTGGTAAATTAGCATGGGACAAAGATGTATGTATCAAACTATACGACAGCATTGGAGAGCAGGTTAATGAAAGTTTTCCGGAATTCATGGAACGTGCGTTCCACTGCCCAAGAGAAATGGGTAATATAATTCGCGGCGGACGAGAACTTATTGCTAGTAGAGGAATCTTCATTACTAAGAAGCGTTATGCTGTACTTTGTTATGACAAGGAAGGCGAACGTCTAGATATTAACGGGAAACCTGGTAAAATTAAAGCCATGGGCCTTGATTTGAAACGTAGTGACACACCAAAATTAGTACAAGACTTTTTGAGTGATCTCCTATTACGTGTCCTATGCGGAGCAGACAAAGAAGAAGTATACGAGTCAGTTCGCAATTTCAAACTTAAGTTTGAAGAACTACCAGCTTGGCAAAAAGGTACTCCCAAACGAGTGAACAATATTACTAAATTTAGAGAAGAAGAAGAACGTAAAGGCCGAGCCAATATGCCTGGGCATGTTAGAGCTGCACTTAATTGGAATAACTTAAAGCGCATGTATAGCGATAATACTAGCATGACTATAGTTGACGGAATGAAAACCATAGTCTGTAAACTAAAACCAAATCCAATGAATTACACCAGCGTGGGGTATCCTATTGACGAAACACGTATACCCGAATGGTTTAAGACATTGCCCTTTGATGACGACCTAATGGAAAGTACAATTGTAGATCAAAAAGTTGAAAATCTATTAGGGGTTTTAAGTTGGAATATAACTGAAAATACTGATATCAAAACAACTGCACTAAGCCTTTTAGTCTATGAAGATTAATTTTACCGTTAATCTTGCTTGGTCTAAATATAAAGTATATAATCAAATTTATTAAAAAGGATTTTCATGAAGGACATTTTACAAGACATAGTCAAATACACTTATAGCCTAGGATCAATCAATCTAGTTAAGATTGTAGGCACCGAAAACGATACCAAGATTGTTGCACAAGCAGAAGACAATGTAGTGTCTGTCAA